GTACAAAGCCACCATCACGATTGGAGTTGGTATTGATGGCAAGCAAAAGAGGAAGTCGGTAACAAGAGACACCAAGCGAGAAGTCATCGACGCCATCACGGAGCTAAGACACAAATATAACGGATAAAACATGATAAAATAGCCATTCAATAGGTGTTCTAGCGCTTATAAGAGCTTATAGGGTAATACTAGTATCTATCGAGTGACGCAAGAACTCGTAAAGACCTTTGCGGTGTATTCTCCAGTGAGTACCTATCTTGAAGGCTTTCAATGATTCATTATAGCATAGAGAATATATGGTTGATAAGGGGACGCCTAGCATCTCTGAGACTTCTTTCGGAGAGAAGGTAAGGCGTGTGTCCCATTTATGAGAAGGGGTTGAGGTGAAATCATCAACATCAATATTTAAATAGGCCATAAGGCTCCTTTCGTAGACTAAAGGAAATCTTAGTAGACTTGAGATATGAAAGAATAGTAAAGAATCTTTAAGAATCTCTTTCTTTGATTTATCATCATCATCAACAATCATCATTAAAGAATCTCTAGTCCCATATCTGTCATAATAATAAATATGAGGTTCTAGTCAGAATCGACTGGAACCTCATAGATTCTATTAGATACTATATATACTTTTCGTCTCTTTTCTTCGGAAGGTGCCACAATTCTTTTTTTGTATATAGGTGGCACAATTAATTTTTATCTAATTACCCCGTAGCTCTCTAATGGCTTTTATACATCTATTATTATGCGAACTATTTGTATAATTAGGCAATACAGATTCATTCAGCCAATCCTCAAGCTGTTCAGCTGTCAGCTCAGTAAGTTGACTATCTTCATCCACATCCATGCGCTCCATGAAATAAGACACCCCAATAGTTAGGGCATCCAATCTATCATCATGACTCAGAGCGTTTTTATCCCGACATAAACGTGTCATTTGATAAATCAGGGAATAATGATAGTCCTGTTGGAAGACCTTAAAGTCCTGTTCGACCACAGGACGATTCACAATGAGCTTATGCCGCATCATAACAGGTTCTAGGGTGTCTATCATACGCAATTCCTTTTGCCCTCTATTGGTAACAGGTTCAATACCGCAAGGGTGTATTTTGTTGAAGATAGGTGTCATCAACTTAGTGAACATGCCATCCCCAAAGTTATCTTCGGGAACTACAACATCCACCCCCCAGAACTTAGCACGATTTGCCATCTGAGTCAGCGTCAAGTCCGAATAGCCCTCTTTAAAGCCTCCTACATCCATAAGGAACAAATAGCCATTCAGGTACTTTAAGATTGCATAGACTGTTTCGTCCTTCAATCAGCCTATGCGTTCTGCTTTCCAACCCTTTGAGTGATGCCGGTTTCCTTTAGCCACTTGACGTAGATTTTGGGGTGAAAGATTATGCTCTCTACAAAAAGCAGTAAAAGAAAAAGGCTCATACATCGTACCATCAGGTGCAATGAGCCTGAATCTTTCACCCTGTCCATAATTATGAGGAACATGCCCTTTTTGAAAAGTAGTAGGGAGACAGTCAGCACATACTGTCCCTGACTTGCGTTTTGGTAAATATTTACCACAAATAGGACAACGAACTGTTTTTCTGTCTCCCCCTGCTCTTACATTCCACCCCATATGCATTTTAGGACGTAGATTATATTCTATTGTTAATGCTTCTTCTTTTGGTAACATAGCAATTAAATCAATTTGAATATTATCCTTACCCAGTTGTCTTAAAATTGTGCCAACAGGTCTCTTGCTACACATATGCTGACTAAGACGATAGGAAAGACTACGGCGAGTAACACCCACATAACCTTCCTGTATATTTCTGTTTCCTACTTCATGGATATGGTACACTTTATATAATCTTGTTTTTTCTCTAAACAATAACATCACTCTCTTTTCTTTTTAGTGTTACGGTACATCGTTAGGGTACCTCACTATATTGCTATAGTGTTCAGACTATATCTTCTATCAAAAGATAGTGCGCTGTTTCCACCGAACCATTGCGGTGTACTAATAGTCGTTGAACGTTTCCTTATAAAAGGACTTCGCTGCTGATTGTCTTAGAAAGAGTTTCCAGCAATTAAGCGCATTTTTTAACGTAGGAGCAAGGACGTATTTTACCCCTACCCGATGGGTCTATAGCCATCACTGTTGTCTGATAGGACATCGTTTCTGGACTACGGGACAGCTCACTGTAGTAATAGTCCCCTGCCATGGCTGTACAGGGAATATCAGACAAGAGCTGTTCTCTGCCTTTTGCCCATGCCCATTTAAGGCTACTTTCCTTCATATCAAGGTTAGTGATAATCAAGTCGGACACCTTCAACGGATATTTTTCCGCATCAGACAACCGAGTATTGAGCATATACTGGAGAGCAAACCCTGCTTTCCCATAGGACAAGGAACGCTTCGCAATTTCTTCCTCATTGAATCGCAAGGGGTCTGTAGGCTTCCCCTCAAGACTAGGGTCAGCTTTCAGTTTGTTCCAAATAGAGGGAGCAAGGGAATCACCATAATTATCTTCTACCCTTGATAATTGAGGATACAAGACAGGCCAGATACGTGCAATATATCCACGGTCTTGTAAGGTATTGTATAGACTCGATTCAGTCTGTGGTGTACCAAGATATATGATCTGGCCGTTCGGTTTCAAGATAGCATCAAATTCCTTTACGGCCTCTGAGAGCTTATCACGCTGTTGCTGTGTTGCTGAATTTTTCGGGACTTCTACCATTTTGTATTAACATAAGTTCGTTAGGCTTATGCCATCTTCGATTTAAGCTGTGCTTCTTAAATCAAGATGCTTTATATTACTATAAAGATTAGACTATATCTTAACTACAAATGTAGTTCCATGCGCTTCCCATCACTTGATGGTACTTCCTTTCGGAATAGTCGTTACACGTTCTCTTTTTAGAGCTTCGCACGGTATTGTCCTTTTCAGGAGTTCCACCGTTTTCACATGGTTTAAAGACGACATAAAAGTTTATCGTCTGCAATTAGAATGTCTGCACGTGTCCCTGTAATCTGCCCAGTGATACCAATGGACTTTACAGAGGGGGAAATATCAGGAACGACACCCCCAACATCAAAGATATTCTGTGTGTCTAACTGCCCCTTGTCTGCAATCATGTCAGACAGGAAAGGGAGTGTCTGTATGATACGCTTGATAAAGCGAGCGTTCGCATCCGCTCTGTCCCCTGAGGCAGACACAATCAAAATCTTTAGTTGTCTCTCCTTCCACAATCTCCACACTACATAAGCACATGTCAAGAAGGACTTAGCGACACCACGGAACCCCTCAAGAATGATACGGTCTTTAGGGGGATTCTGGAGATAGTTTGCAATGTCAATCTGAATGGGTGTAGGCTGTGGAAGGTCAATAGACCGCCATACAATATAGACAAATGCCCAGAAGTGTTCACGTGCCTTCTGGACATCCGCTTCACTCCATTTCAATCTATCAACCTTCTTTCACAAGTTCCATGAAATCAGGAATCTTAGAGGCTTCCTGTTTTACTTCTTTGACACCTTCAATCTCAACAGTGGTGTTGAAATCGTTGTCTTTCAAGAACTGCCGTACCTTTGCGAGGAAGGCAGGATTTTTGCGCTGTTCTTCATCCTCAAGCCCTTCTAAAAGGGCCTGTACTTCTTCGGTCGCCAAGCGGTCAATCAATTCCTGTGGAATGTTAAAATTAGCCATATATCATCATCCTCTCTCCATACTACATACTTTTAAATCTTTGTGTGTCTTCCCAAATACAATGATTGCACTAGGGAAAGGCGCACTATTCTTACTATCTCCGAATTTCAAGCGGCCTTTGATGAAACGAATCTCTGAGGCTTTCATGGCGTATTCATGCCACCACTTTGTGTCTGTTCGTGAAGGTACGAGGCAGACAACGGTTGTCTCTGCTTCCATTGCTTTCTTCATCCATGCTCCTATTTTTTTTCCATAGGGTGGATTCATCCAACAGACACCCTGCCAGTCTTGAGATAAACCATCATCAAGGGGTGAAAAGAACTTAGAGCATTTTGCATTTTCAGAGGTAGCACACACATCTATATCAAAATGAAATTCATCATTCAATCTATTAAATAACTCTTGTGGTGTCTCCCACACTTCATTTTCACTGCTATATAAAACCTTATTTATCGCCACTATAAGCCTCCTACGTAAAATAAAACTCCCCATAGGTAAATACACCTACAGGGAGTTATAAAACCGTAAAACGTATCCCAATCAGTCTAGGGGATAATTTTGACGTTATCCTCATTCCTACTAATGTATACTTTAGGATTGCACCCAAAGCGATAAGGAAACAAAGGGCAATCAACAATAGTACATTTGCGCACTTCTGCTTCCTGTTCTCCTGCACAATTCATACACTTCGCACGAATTGCTTTTGCCATCGAGGGCTTATCAGGATTCTTAATACGTACCTTCATTACCGACCACACCCCCAAATCAGCAAGCCACCTGCAACGACCCAAGCCAAATCACGCTGGCGCTCCATCCGCTTCACCGACTTATTCAGAGAGTCCGTTTGCTTTTGCAATTCCGTCAAGTTCTGCTTGTAATCGGTCAAGTACACTTGTGCTTTCGTCAGCTCTTTCTGAGATTCTGTTAGCTGTGTCTTGAGCTTCTGTGAGTCCTGTTTCTGCGCTGTTGACTGCTTCTGTAGCTCTGTCACCATCTGTCGTAAGCTGTTGAATTGTTCGATTGACATTTCGACTTTCTGTGGATTCTGTGCGTGAACTGTAGAAGTAGACACAGAGGGAAAGACACAGAAGCACACCAACAGTGAAAGACACAAGCAGAGCTTTTTTATTCTGTTGGTCATTTAACATCTTCCTTCCCCTTTTCTAAATCTGCCTCTACTTCATCTGCATTAGCTTTCATTTTTTCAAGGTCAACAATGTTATTCACATTTTCCGTGTTCACCATAGCTAAATACGCACAATAGAGGAGCAGATCATTATCGCTCATCTCCTTAATACACTTACAAAATTTGTTACGAATGTTTTCATACATATCTAATTCAGCTCCTCATACCATTCATTCATATCTACATTGGTGTCTCCAATATATTCACTATCGCTCCACTGCCAGCCTGCTACATGCTTATCAGGGTAGTCCTGCGCAAACCCATTGTATCCACGGTAATCTGCAATCCAATACGGCACATAGTCCGCAAGCAAGTTAGGCCGAATGGAGTTTGTCATATAGTCGGTACATTTCAAAGTAGAGGTATAAATCCCCGCTCTGTGTCCTGCCTCATTGCAAGCGACAATAAAGGCTGAACAAAGGGCTGTGGTGTCTACACCTTCTGCAAAACATTCATCGGCTTCACAATCGTACCAAATGCCCATAGGTGGCACATCGTCACCAAGGAGTTCCAAGACCGTCTTAGCTTCTTCCCTCGCTCTTTCGGGTGTCTGAGCACGAGAGAAACAATAGACACCCCAAGGGATACCCATAGATTTACATTCTTCTGCGTGTCTAACCCATGTGTCTTCTTCAGAACACCCTTCGGAAATTTTGATAATGACACCCTGAACCCCTGCGGCCTCTACAGCATCATAATCAATATTGCGCTGATAATAGGAAACGTCAATTACTTTACTGGTCATCTAATTAGCACCCCCATTGAAAACGTGTATAACTTAATAGAAGAAAAATAGTTGTAAGCCAACAACTCATAAATATGGTTACAAATTTTTCAGCATCAGTTACCATTAAACTCACAAATATTAAGAGAAAGAAAATACTTTGAAGGATAAGTAAGAATTGTACAAAATCAATCATCTAATTTGTCCACCTTCTTCTCTTTTGCAATCTGAGCAAGAGCACCCCTGATAAAGCTAGGGATGTAATGCCCATAACCAACACGATCGATATTTTCAACAATACTCAGAGCCTCTACCACTGCAAAGGCTCCAATGAATAACGTCCGTACCATGTGAGTGTGCATCGCTGAATCAAGCAAGACACCCAGACCAATGATAAGGAACATAGCGGCCTTCTTGTATAAGCCGTGTGTCGCAATCGAGCTTGCAAAGGCATGGAGTTTGAAGGAAGCCCAAAGGCCTGTGAGGATATCACAAGCCACAAGGACAACCAAAGCATTAATCTGCTCATCCACACCGCCCACAAGCTGATTGAAACATAACCAAGCAATAGAAAAAAGACAGCCAATCTTTACTTCTGTGGCTGTCCATAAGTTCCATAGTGTGTTAATCATCTTATGTAGTGTACCTCGTTTCATTTTTCATCTTCCTTTTTAGTCAACCTTCCCTACACAGTCCCCATTGTCATCAATCATCCAACCCATATCATCAAGCACCTTATCAATGTCCTCTTTGTATTTTGGAAATCTTGTAATAACTGTGTTGTACTTTAGTTTCTGCAAAATAATCTGGTATGCTAAATATTTAGCCATTCGTAGACACTCCTTCCATCAAGGTATTCACGGCATCCTCAATAACTGCAATACGTTCAGACAAAGAAGGTGTCTGTTCTTTTGTGTCTCCTGAAAAAGGAATTACTTCAAAATATTCCCCCTTGTCAACCAACATAGCATTATTTTTGTTACACCATGTAGAAGTATTTTCATATTCAGCAAGATCTAAATCTTGTTTGTATAGTTTAGTTCCTATCATTTTATTTCCACCTTCCTACTGCAATAGCACACGATACCCCCCCACCTTTGTTTGAACATCCTGTGTTAGAAAGATCACCAACCCATTGCCAGTCTCCAGTACGAGCTGTAATGGTTACAGCAGGAGTCCCTGAAAAAGCAACTGGAAAAGACCACCATGCATTTGAAGCAATCCCTTCGGTCCAACAAAGTTGTAAACCACTTTCATACCGAATCCAGTTGCCCCCTTGGTTATTCACTTTTTCTCTGGCATTAACATCATCTGTAGTAGCAACAGTTTTAAAGGGAAGATTATTCACAATATCGGTTACGTTGCCCCCTCTAAAGTGGATAAGACCAGAATTTTGATCTAACCACAACTGTGTACTCTCATTTCCTCGATCGTATGGAATATTAATAAGCTGTCCATTCTGGTTTGGTTGCTTATTAATCTTAAACCCTGAGTAAGAAATAGAAGCAAATCCTAATTTATTCCACCCTTCGTTAGATGTATCAGAAGGGACATAGTTCCTCCCATAAGAATGAATGGTGTCCCACAGCGTATTAGGGGTTAATTTAGGAATGTCACTCCATGTGCCATCCGCTTTTAGATACCTTTCCTGCTGTCCTGCTAAAGGTTTAGGAACTTTACCACCAAGACCATCTGCGGACGATGTGCTCCCCTTAAAGTCCTGAAAGACACCTGCTGATTCTGCGGCCTGTTTAGCACTGTTAGCGGCGGCCGTCTCTGAATTATGTGCATTAGTGGCGCTCGTAGCAGAAGCACTCGCACTAGACGCACTGGCAGAGGCACTTGCACTCGCATTAGTTTCTGATGTTTTTGCATTGGTTTCTGAGGTCTTTGCCTTCGTTTCGGATGACTTCGCATTGGTTTCCGATGTTTTCGCATTGGTTTCAGAGGTCTTTGCGTTTGTCTCAGAACTCTTAGCGTTCGTTGCAGACGTTGCCGCTTCCTGTGCCTTCGTTTTGCTATACAAAGCCCATTCTTTAGAACTCTGTGTCTTCCCTGTGGTACTATCCGTATCCGCTTCACCATCTGGAGAATCCGTAGCTTCTGCCCACTTCTTAGCCTTTTGATGAGAAATTTCGGAGTTGGTTTCCGAAGTATGTGCATTAGTCTCCGAGGTCTTAGCGGCTTCCTGAGAAGACTTTGCGGCGGACGCTTGCTTCGTTGCTTCCTGTACCAAAATTGTATTGGCCGCTACAAAACCATTCTGGACGCTCTCCATGTAGTGCTTCGTTACGGCGTCTTGAGGGTCTTTAGGGTCACTTACGTTAATGACACGATGATTCAATGCATCCCAAAGAACTTCTTTATCACTCGTTACTTTCGTAGAAATAGCATGAGCCATGATATAGTCTTGCTGTTCTTCCTGCAAGTGGAGCATCTGAGCATCTTCTGTGTTCATATCCCGTGCCAACAAGATAGAGCCATCATTCCACGTAACAATCTTATCTGTACTTGTCTGCCGATAAATAATAATATGTTCTCCAACCTGTGCAGGTGTGGTCAAAGACACGGATAAATCATTGACTGTGTAGCCCACCCCATACTCCAATGCTGTTTCCGAAGCATCGGAGTGAAGGATAGACACCATGACAAACTTCTTGCGGAGATATGAAAAAGGGAACGTATACGTCTTTTGCGTCCCATCGGTAACTTCATATTCCACACGAGCTTTAAAGCCTGTTGTGTTTGCCACTATCTATCACTCTCCTTTTTATTTAGCTTTCAAACTATTTAATTTTGCCAGTGTGTCTATCGCCTGCGTGTAGGGGATAAAGTCAGGAACAGGAGCCAGGTTTAATAGTGTCCGTAAATCCTTTTGTGTCCCCTTACTGGTAGCCAGTCGATAGGCACTGCGAATTGGTTTCCATGTCATATCCGACAAGGTATCCACAGCAGGTAACTGTTGTGCAAAATTCCCAATATAATCACCTATTTCTTTAGGGGGATTGTTTCGATACTGAGATACTGTCGTTCTGATTGTGGGAGCGCCTGTGCCAGCTTCCCAGAAATCATTAAGGACGCCCATAGGCGACAAGAAACCTGTTCGGAAAAAGGCGGCCTTTGCAAGGGCCTTGTCATTCAGATAATTTTCCTTGATGTAGTTAGCGGCGTCTGTCTGTCCCAGTGCATACAGAGTGGCCATCTTAGCGCCATTACGAGCGGCAAAAGCGGCTGTATTGGTCATAAGAGACAATGCAAAGGCCATGGCATCCTGCGCTTCATGCTGTTGAATCATTCGCATAAACTGAGCATTGTTAGAGCGCATATTGAAGTCTTTAAACATCATGACAAGACGCATTAAAGAGTTTGTGTCTTTCAGCATGTTTCTGTTGCCTTCGGACGAACTCAATAAGACACTCTTTTCCACCTGATTCTGCATCAGATCATACCAAGCCCAGAAGGTATCAGGTCTTTCTTTTCTCCATGCATCTACATTGAACCCCTCTGCAACAGTCCCTTTCTTGCCATCCCACTTCACATAGGTACGCAAATCTTTTTTCAGCTGTGCAAGGTCTACGTGTCTGCCAAGAGCCTTGGTATTCGCCTTGCTGAATGGATTACGTAAAGCATTGAAGGTTTCACCATGCGCCCACCGAATCGAGTCTGTAATAGCCGCACTACGAGCAGAACGCACCATTGTATCTGTCATATGTCCAAGCATGTTAATCTGTGAAGTGAACTTGCCCAGATTGTGTGTCATATCAGCCGCACTAATCAATAGGTTGTCCACCCCAAAACCACGTTTAGACAAGGCATTACGGGTCTGTGTGTCTCCCCAATTCCCACGGAAAATGTAACGTTCTACAGGTTCCCCAAAGACATGCCACGAGAGGTCTTCAACCATCTCAGAATTAGCTTTCCCCAGACGAACATCCTGTACGAATTTCCGCAGGGGATTAAAGACACCAAATACTTGTTTCAGCCCACCATAGGCAATAGCACCCCCTAAGTCGCCTAACTGGTTCCATCCCATCGAGCCACCACGCTTAAAGTATGCAAAATTGTTGAGAATCTTTGTGACTGCTGAACCTTCATCATAGATGTTTCGTTCGTAGTGGTCACGCATCCCACGGAGTCGTGCAATGTTGTCTAAGAACCACCGTTTATTTTTTTCAGCTGTGGAACTGTTGATACGCCCATCATTCCCCATGGAAGCAAGACGCAATTCATGGAGTACCTTCTTTACGAAAGCACCATATTCATTAGCAGAACCAAGGACATTACGGACGGCTACTTCACCTGCAAAACGTCTATTCGTTCTGTTCAGGGTGTGTTCGAGGTCATAGTATCTAAGGTCATTATCAAAGGAGAAGGCTTTAACAACATTACCCTCTGCATCCTTGATATCCATGACAACACCTGTGTCCATCGGAAGACGCCCACGGAAGAAGTTCAAGTCTCCCAGTTTAGAGGAAGCACCATCGGTGTCTAAACCATCAAGTTTATCCTCAAGGGGTTGCATGATATTGTCTGCCCACTCTTTACATTTTGTCTTGCGGAACTCATCAATTTCTGCATCTGTGGTGTCTTTCACGGTATGAGAACGTTTCTGTTCGAGGTCTTCTTTGACCCTTTTCACCTTTTCAGAACTCTTGCGTTCTTCTTTATTCAGATAGGTTTCAGCATCATGTATTCCACGCTGTAACTTCAATTCCTTTTCTCGTTTAATCATATCCCCAATCAGCTTTCGAGAAGTCGGTGTATTGGAAGCGGCTAATGCATATTGCTCCATAAAAGCTCTCGCTCCCCTATCACCTGTAGTGGTGAAATTAGACACAAACTCCCTATAAGCATCAGGGTCAACTAAGCGATGAAATTCATCATCGACTGAATACCATCCATCCTCAATCAAGTTACGTTCTGTAGAACCACCAAAAATAGAGGATGAATTTTTTCCAAGGTCAATACGGGTATCATAAAGACCCTGCAAAGACTTGACAGCCTTCATGACATTCTGGTCTACCATTTTATCATCAATGTTAATGTGTGTCTGCTGTTTAGACAAGCTGTTGAACTTATCAATGACAAGCTTATCAAATTCTTGTCTATGGGCATCCCCCTTGCGATAAGGGTTAATGACACCCATTGTACCATAATGGTCACGAATCCATTCTTTACGAGCATCAAGAATCTCACCTTTGTATTTATCAAGCTGTCCCATGAGATAGTCCTTCATACGTTCAGCAGATGGCATATTGGAACCATTACGAGATGTACCACGACGCTGTGCATCTTCCCATAATTCAGAGGCTTTCTTCGCAAGCGTCATAGACGGAGAATGATAAGCGGCCCCATATGGAGTACGAGTCAGCAATGTATTGTCCATCCATCCCGATAAGGTATTGACGGTCTTTTCAAAGGCTGTCTTTCCTTTTCGTTCCTGTGCCAGTTCATCGGCACTCTTTTCATAGTCGAGAAGACTTTCAGGAGCCAGCATGTTGTCTTTCGAGAAATGGACACCATTCTGAATAATGCTTCCATCGGGATTGACAATGATACCCTGCTTTTTCAAGCTCTGGTAGCGAACCGCTGTATTGACCATGTCGAGAATTTCGTTGTTGGTGAATTTTGATTTATCACCAAAACCCATTTCCTTTAGCCCTTCTCTGAAACTAGACACCAAGGAATGACTCGATTTACGACTCAACATCTCATGCTGAATGGCATAACCGAGAATCTCTTCGGGGTCTGTGCTGTTGGCAAGTCTTGCGGCCTGCGCAAACTTCGATGTAGTGTCTTTTGATTGAGTAGACACAAAATCCATCAAGGACTGATAGCGGTCAGTACCTATGGTGTCTTTCAGAGATTGATGGACACCAATTTCATGTGCCAAGACACCATCTAACTCTTTAGCTCCATTGATGTTATCTTTAACCACTACGGTATAGTCACCATGAGGGACAAAGAAACCTTTCGTGTTATCAGACACCTTGATGCCCATGGAAGCACCAAGTTTCTTTGCGTCTTTCAACGACAATGCAAATACATCATCACGATCTGCTACGGAACTTGCAATCTTCCCTTCCTGCTTCGTGAAGTATTCCACATCATGGAGTTTGGAAGCGGCTTCCTTTGTATCCATGATGGTGTAGGGTGTCTTTAATCCCACAGCTTCACGAGCGGCACTTTCTTCAATCCTATCTGCTGTACGAGCCAGATTAGCTACAGCAGGGTCTTTGTGGAACAGGTTCTTTCCTGCCATTCCAAGGGTACGTAAGACACCCCCTGAAATACCTGCAATCATAGCGGCCCCTGCAATACTATCATCTGTACCATTACCAAGGTTGGCGGCATGTTGCTGTAAAGCCCCCATAGCAGCCATGTTCAATGCTGTGTCCCCAATTCTTTTAGCACCGCCTGCACTGAGAATCTTTTCAGCAGAGGCCTTAGCGGCACTATCAATGATACGAGTATCTTTCATCACACCACCAAGTGTCTTCATAATCTTCCCTGCCTGTAAGACCTTCAATTCAGGAAGTGCGTTCAAGGGGTCTAAGACAGCCCCTAAGACAGTACCAAGGGTATGTGCGCCTACCGAATTATAATAAGTGGCGTACTTTGTATCTTCGGCCATCTCATCGGACTTCTTTTGTAATAGGTAATACAATTGTGTTGGGTCTTTCGCATTATCAATAATCCATTGTGCCTCTGCTTCATTACCACTCCCCATGGCGGCCTTGATGTAGTTACGGTCTGCATCGGTAATCTTATCACGACCAAAAGCATCAAGGTCACTGTGGAAGAGGTCAGTATACAGAGCATCAACAAACTCATACGCAAAGTTGCCACTGCGTTTAAAGTCATGCCAAATCCCCTCAAGGATAGAAGGCTTTTCTTTTAGGGAATCTTCATAGGCTTTCTGCATCTGGAGTTTTGCATCTGCAAGTGCCTGTATTTCAGGACTCACCATGTTCTGCATCTTAGGGGTAAAGACACCCTCACCAAAAGTGGTTGTTGCCTGTTTAGGCCCTAAGAGAGCATTGACTTCTTTAGAGAGGTCAGGATTAGCTACATGAAGGTGTGGGCCTGTGCCATGAGGGTCACTGATTACTTCCTGAAACCCTAATGACCTAGCATAGTCTGCAAGAGCAGATAAGGTATCATCACCCCACTGCAAGCCTTCCCATGCAATATCAGCACCAAGGCCCTTATAATGCCAACTGTTTTCTACGTGTGAATCATCATTAGCACCTGCTGTCAAAAGAGGAGTAACCCCTAATTCCTGAGCCTTCTTGAACAGCATCCCTAAGCGCTGATACATACTGCCGTCAATGCCCTTCATGTCATCGGGTAAATAGGAAGTGTAGTCTTCTGTGTCTGTTCCACCATTGCTGGAATCACTAGAACCTGTAGCAGACGCATCGTAGCTTTCACCCCCATAAAGGTTTGAATATACCTCACCTGCTACCTGTTGTCTTAGGTCTAGTGCCTGTCCTTGACAACGTTCATAGTAATCCGCAATAGCGGCGGCGGCACTTTCAGCACTAGACAAGTCAGAGTTTGAAATCTCTTCCAAGGCTTGTGATTCTGTATTATGAAGCTCCCAATCAACGAACTCTAACTGTGCATAGATGTCATTGGAATCATAGCCATGTTCATCCATGAAGTTTCTGAAATTCGTCTGTCTGCTTTCATCAAGCCATTGCGCAATCCCATATGCACCATTAGGGGACGTAATATCAGGATTAATGTCCTCACCGCCACCCGTTTCAACTGCAAAGTTAGAAGCGAACCCTGCGGCCAATGTTGGTGAATATCCATGCTGGATAAACCAATTATAGACAAGGGACATGTTATTCGAAACTGCCATTGTGTCTTATCTCCTTTCTATTCCCCTTTTACCCAAGACTTAAAGTCATTCCACTTTTCACTTACAGCATCTTCTACCTCTTCCACTTTATCCTTTACAGCTTCAACTGTAGTAGACACAAAGTCGGAAGCGGAATGTTCTGAGGTATACGAAGTAGTAGTATCATCATCAGCAGAGTCACTACTGCTACTAGAAGTAGAAGGCGGAACATAAGTAGCTACATACTGAATTTCATTAGCCATATCAGAACCAGAAAGCTGTGTATAGTTCCCATTCGCACTCTCTGAAAAAGACCATGTGTTAGAGGCTTCATCATATGATACATTAATATCTTCGGCAGACACGCCCCAATTACTTGCATATTGATAGCAAAGGGCATCAAGAGATTGTTTTGCAAATGCGCTTTCTGTAGAAGGAGACAGCCCACTATTGAAACAGTTTTTAGGAAAGACAGCCCCATGATAGTAAACATAAGCATCCCGAATGTCATTGCAAGCGGCATCTAAAGCGGCTTGAGGGTCATGATAAGCTAAGTTATACATCAAAGCTCTGTCCTTTACGGTTTCTGCAATCTGTGGATTATCCCATGAAATATCAGGGGCCGTACTGCCCTCACTATTCCAACTTTCCATACCACCAATAGACCAACCACCTGCGGCAATACTTCTAATCTGCGCCATGTAGTTTTGTTTGTCCTGTTCGCTGGTGTCTTTAATACGACAATAGTTGGCGTATCCTCGAACAAGTGCATTGTCTGCGTCTTCTTCACCCGACGCATGGGAGAAGTTTACAATCGCTCCGATAGCGGCGTCTACCTTACTACCGAAAGCACCTGCAAACTGTCCATGATTAATGTTACGAGCCTTTACAAGATAAATGATGGAGTTAGGTACACCATTCACTTCTACACTGTCTGCTGTGGCACTGTTGACGGTCTGTAAGACACTATTTACTAACTGTTCTTTTACGTTACTTACACCTGAATAAGTGTAGAGCTTCATAAGTTTCTGTGCCTTTGTGTCTTCATCATCATCACTATTGATAATCTGATTTTCGTATTCCTGAAAAGCACTAAGAATCGTACCTGAATCAACAGCCTTACCACCAACTAAAGGTTTCCCAATGGAACTACCATAACCATCTTTTACAGGGTTATCATCTTCCATGAAAGCCCGAATGTTTTCCCTAGCAGAGGCAGAACTTGCCTGTGATTTAGCGGCTGTAGTGACACCTTTGGCCCCAACCTTAGCCATACGAGCCTGAGCGGCCTTATGCTGATTTTGAAGACTCTCAATAGGCCCAAACATCCCCGTCAGTAATTCCCCTTGATCACGTTCATCTCGATTCCCTGAATTAGTCATTTTGATAGCATCGGTATAGACACGATTCATGTCTTTGTCTTTGCCATACTTTTTGAGGAAATCCATCTTTGATTTTTCCATGTGGGCTTTACGATATGCAACATTCAGGGTGTCTAATTCCATGGTGTCTACCAAGTCCCCCATCGTCTGTGTCGTACCATCTAAACGTGTCTGTACAGGAATACGGTCAAGGATAGTAGCTTTAAAATTCTTAAAATCCTTGATTGTCCCTGTGGTAATAATTTCTTTGGTGAAATTATCAACAAGTGTCTGCCGCTGTGAAGGATTCAGCCCCATCAAGCGACTCTGATTGAAAATCTCTGTAAGCTTCTGTACTTGTTCATCACGAGTCATGGTAGGAGCATCATAAATGAGATTCCCTAATTCAGACTTAATGTTATTGAAGGTTTCAGAGATTCTGTCTTCAATATCACGCTGAACATGATTGCTCATCAACGTTTGCTGATTTTCAATATTCTTGTCGTTGAAGCCCTGCTCAAAAGACACATTATTATCAATGAGTCCTTTGTCAATGAAGCGCTGTCTATATTTCTGTACAAAGTCGTCATACCGCTTCACTTCCTCATCGGGAGTACGTGCAGGACTATCACCAAATTCTTCTGTGTATGCAAGTTTTGCGGAGTCACCTAAAGCCTGTCCACGTAACTTGTCGCTGTATGCGATAAAATAAGGATTATCTAAGTTATTCCCATAGCCATATGTCAAGGCCATGTCAAGTGTATTAAGTTTCTGTCTGTCTTCCTCTGTGGTTGACGCAATGAGTCTGTTGGCTTCTGTAAGGCCCTCTTCATTCATGCGCTTCTCACGGTCTGTGATGAAAGACAACCAACTACTATTGAGATTATTAGCCGCACTTGCAAACATGGAAGCGGACGAGGACGAGGGGTTAGTACCTCTAACACCCTGTACCTCTGTCAAACGCTCTTGATATGTTGCATCTGGTTGCGGCATAAATTGCATTTCTGTGCCTACAGCACTAGCAATCCGTTTCGCCATGTAGCACCTCTCCTTGAAATACCCCCATTAGCCCAATCATAAGACAAGCCACTGCTCATGTCACCGCTAAAGTAACCATTAATCGCATTGCTTGCAAATAGACCATGAGGATTGAATAAATTCATACTGTCATACTTTGCAGACGCTTCGTCGAGGTCTACAATTCGTGTCCCAATCCCTGTATTGTGAATGCCTTCACTGTGGATATAGGGGTCAAGATTTACAGGTGTGATGTCACCTGTATGTCTATCAAGTGTCTTTCCATGTCCGCCTTCAACACCTGCTTTCTTTCTCATGCTCTTAATACCCTGTAAGGTATTATAGGTCTGCATGAAATCAGAAAACATTTCCATATCTTGTGTAAGATATGATGGTGTCTCAACCGACGGAATACTATTGATAGCATTACGTGTAGAGATAAGCGCCGCTTCTTTGTTGAGGTCAATTTCATTCATCTTTGTTTGATAATTAGCCTGAGACTGTGAAGCAACACGTGATTCATCTGCACGAACACTACGATTAATCAAGTTAGCTGTTCTGCCACCACCTGCCAACTCTTCATTGACAGCGGCCTTAACAGACGCTTCCTGTCTATGAGCGTTCATCCTGTCTTTTGTCATAGCATCAATCTGAGCGGCGAAAGCGGCCCTACGCTGTGTTTCATAGTTTTGAAAGGTATAGTTCATAGACTGGAGCAATCCCCTTGCGGTCTGATTGTTGGCATCAATCTGATTCTGAATTTCAGCTCTACGTGCTTTCTGTTTAGACAAAGAGCTAAGAGCTGAAACACCATAACTAAGCGCTACGGTACACATTCGCTATACCCCCTTTGTTCGTGTCGTATATAGACAATCCCAATTCAACCCTACAATAGAAAGAGGAACTGGCATGTCTGATTCAACTGCAATCGTAACGGATTCATTCTTAGCATGAATAGGAACATCGAACTTCCCTGTTTCATTCGGCTTCTTACCCAAACGAGCAGAAGAAGTGCCAAGAATCTTACTTGTCATCCGATACATATATTCTTTGCCCCCAAGGTAAGACACCCTGCAAGCCAAGAAACCTGTATGATCGTAATTGATATGGATGTTCTTGATTTGTGTCCTTCCTTCTGCATAGGAGCTAATGTTTCCGTTGTCATTCTTTTTAAGATAGAAGGTTGTGAAGACAGCCTTAAACAAATAAGGTTCCCCCACTACCAATTTCTTTCCTGCAAAGTTTCCATCGAGATAGATACAGCCTGCATCATCTGCTTTCAGGTTTTCGTGTAAGACACCATCATGAGTGACTACACAAAGACTCTGCAAAGGTGTGGTGTCTGTATAGGCATAAAGAGCCTTGAGGTCAAACTTTGTCTGTTCGGATACATCATCATAGACACCATTATCCATCACTTTCTTCTGGTCTAGGTAGACACGATAAACTTCCGTATCGTCAAACTCTTTAATGTTTACGGAGAAGTCCATTTGCTCCATGGTAATCTGTGTCCCTCTGCGCATGAGCAGATATAAATAACTACCTATGAAACCAGCACCATAAATCTCACCATCAAATACCCATTTAGACCACGAGGACTGAATACGTTCTTCATTTGCAAACAAATACTTATAAAGGTAAATGGTGTCTGTCGCCTTGTTTGTCAGACAGAACAGCACATTTTCAGCCGTCGAGGTAATAATGTCATAGACACCCGATTCAATGTAATTCGGTATGTGAGAAGTAATATCCTGTGCATTTTTCATCTGTGAAATATCCTGAACCGTATAGTATTCCTGAATCGTCGAGAAATCCCCATGTTCAGAAGGGAAATACAAGTTCTTCCCTGCTACCTTTGGTTGACAGTCAGGAGAACTATTGAACTGTGTAATTTCTGTAGGGGACGCTGTTTTTGGTGTCAAGGTAGAGTCAGCACGGATGATAAACTGTGTGTCATTCGAGAAAGCATAAAGGTCTTCGGAAAAGACAACACAGTAATTAATCAGGTTTACTTTTGTGGATGTAATCGGAACATCAATTCCATCTGTGTCTAACAGGTCATTGGCTGTTGTCATCCACCAATTAAAGTATTCCCCTGATTCAGACATGATTATATTTTCACGAGACGCAACACCTAAACGATTGCGATAAAAGAAGATACTGGACAAGGGATGTCCTACAAAAGACGGAGAAGGGTTACTATCATCATCACCGACTTTTCGCTCATCCCAATCAAGAGCCTTAAACGTGAAAGTGTCATCTGAATTATGGATAATAGCATGTGGCATGGTTGTCTTATCAAACTCAATGTTGATGTTTGGACAAGCACACTCTTCCCACACATTACTATCTTTTGAATACTTTACGTAGTAACTACCTTCACTTGCACCATTCGGGTCACCTTTTACTTTGACACAGTAGCTATCAGGAGCCGTAGCAGGGAGCAAGCTGAAACGCTGAATCGACTTTTTGAAATTAATGAGTGCCTGATGATTAAACCCATCTGCTGTCTGGACAAGGCCCCCACTCCAAATACGAATCCAATTATCTTGATGTTCCGTAGACACACCATTTTTGTTGAGCTGTTCATTGATACGATCTGCAATATAGTTGGTGTCTATCTGCTTCGTCTGGTCAGCGGCATCCCCATTCGGACTTGTCCATGTACATTTAGATACACCATCAATCCAAACCTGATAAGTGCGCCCATACTGCCCTTGACGAACATATAACATACTCCCCTGATTGTTAAAATAGTCAGGAGACTTCTTGCTGGACAACTGAACTATTTTTGTGTTGTTCAGTACAAAAGTGTAGTCAGCTACCGTCATAACTCGTAAGGTATCACGAGGTGTATTGGTAGCTAAATAAGCGCCATCTTCAATGTTGACAGTCTTTTCGTTACCCTTCATGTCATAAATCTTGACAGTGTTATTGGCAAAGACAACCATGTATTTCTGTTGTTTATCCCTGTCAATGAAATGAACAAGAGGTTTGCTTCCTTTAGTAAGGTTCAAGCCTGTGAGTGTCTTTAGATGGACTGTAGGGACACGCTTCTGTAACCCTGAAACCTCTGTCGAGAAACCATTAATCTGCTCCTCAAGCTGTTCAGGGAACCGTAAGAGTGGTGGCTGTTGAGACACACCCTGTACAAAGTTCTTAATGCTCTGTGAGTATAACATGGTGTCTTATCTCCTTTCCAATGCACTCTGCATCCCTGTGGTCTGAAACATGTTTGAACCTGTGTCTATACAATACTGGACAATATCAGCATAAGCCCTTGATTCTTCAATCCGTAACTCCTGAGATACATTTTCGTCACCAAGGTAACGCTCCTGAAAGAAAATAGCCGCCTCTGCTGTGATGAATGTTTTGAACTCATCAGGCAAGTCCTCAAAGTCAACGGCTTCAATGATGGTAAGTTGTACCTCTTCATTGAAGGTGTCTGTCTTCTCTGTAAGGTTGTACAGAAAATCCCCACGTTTTACATAGACCTTGCCATTCGTTGCTGTAATTTTTATCCATGATGGATTGTATCGAATCTTTTTGCTGTTGGTGTCTGGCATAATAGTTACATTGGTCAAGGTGTTGAACTGCCACCCTTGACGCTGGATATTTCGAGACACAGTAGCAAGCAGACTACGTGCATTATCAACATCAATAGATTCACTCTCTGTTAAACTATTGACAGTAGCTTCCCCAATGCCTGAAAGAATCAGATTGATTGCGTCTAACTCTGTGGATACAAATAGCATCTTTTCACTCCCTTTAAAAGAATAAAAAGGGGAGCATTACACTCCCCTATAACTTTCAACAATCTACTAAGCAGGATTGCTAATAACACCCATAAAGGTAGATTCAGGACGAAGCCCACCAATACCAATAGCATACTTAGCAATGAGCTGGTCTGCCTGATATTCAGCACGACGCGCCGTTTCAAAGCTAATGTCTTTCAGGGACAAGACACCAACAGAAGATTTGTGGCAAATCAAAAGCGGAGACTTGCTTGCATAGGCAGACGGAAAAGCATGACCATCACCCTGAATGGTATTCGTCGGGTCATCGCCACCCTGTGTCAGATGGGGGCATTCGATAATCTGGAAGCCATCCATGCTGATAATATTGGAATTAGTCAGCGTAGCGGCGGCGCCATAATTGCTGTTCAAGAAATCAAGGTTCGTTGCCAGTGCGGCGTGAATTTCAGGGGTTACGAAGCAATAACGATCACCCTGCGGAACGTAGTTAGCGGCCATCTTAGCTTTAACTTCCAACAGAATGTCACGGACTGCGATACCCGTTTCTTTGTTAATGCCGAGAGTGGAACCCGTTGCGAGTTTCTTTTCAACGACGCCACCTTTACCAAGACCAGCGACATTTTCCGTAGTGTTCAGTGCTTCTTTAGCCACCTCTGCGAGAATAGATGCATCCATGGAGATTGCCAGTGCTTCGCCGAGCTGTGTAGCATACGGAGAACGGAAATCATAATGTGCGATAAATTCGTCAAGGTCAAATACCAAGCAGTCCGTCGTCAACAGACCATCAATAACAATGGTGCGTTCACCCTGCTGAATGTTTTCCCGAAGGTCATCAAGGCTCTTACCGCTTTTCAGGTAATGTGCTTTAGTACGACCGAATACAGGGAACTGTGCAGATTTACCACTCTGAATAGTACGTTTGATAAATTTACCATTCGTTACAGAGGCACGTGCAAATGCCGTGAGAGTTTCACCACTAAAGACTTTAAGGGCAAGGGCAAGCTTGTCGGCATCTGTGGTTGCCTTAGTACCAATCGCCATAGGAGTTGCAATTTTAATATCTGCCATAATTAATATCATCCACCTTTCAAAATAGAAAATTATATAGAAAAAGACACCCCAAACTATGGAGTGTCTTAATCAGCAAAATTGTATTGGCTATTACAATTTACTAGAACAATTTAGAGTATTTAACTTTTCGATACACTTCACGTGTAAATTTTGCGTCTTTCTGATATCGAGGGTCAGACATATCCTTAATCATTTCATCCGTCGATTCATAACCACTGCGGTCTACAGACGGAGTGGCATTGCCAACAATGGAGGGACGCTGAGTGCCATACTGTTTCACCATCTGGCCTTTGATACCTTCAAGGGTCATACGAATCTGCATGAGATTTTCACTGTCCAAGGTGGCATTAAATGCATTAATGACATCCTGATTCTGGGAAGACACGAACTGCTGAATACGTGCAAATTCTTCCTGCCCACCTGCAAGTGCATAGACATCATTTACAAAGCGAGTGGAAGCGGCTTCCCAACCTGCGAGCATCCCGTCAACAACCGCTTTCGGATACCCTGCTTTCTCAAGGGTTTCATAAGACTGTTGACTGAGTCCACCATTATTCATGTATTCATTTTCAAGACCTGCAAAGTCTACACCCTTGCTTACTAAATCTTTTTCAGCACTATCAAGGGCATTGTGGGCTGTAGTCAACTGCTGTTCAGAAGTCTGTTCCCCTTTCGGAGCTTCTTCCTGTGTGTCTGTCTGCGTTTCGGTACTCTGTGTGTCCGTAGCCTGATTATCTTCATTGGCTACATCATCCAACACATTGTCCACACTTTCTGCTGTGTCTTTCACAGAAAGCTGGGCATTAGCAGAAGTAGACACAGTGACATTATCAACCGCCTGTTCGGGCTGTGTGTCTGTCTGCTGAGTGTCAACTACTTTGTTTTCGTTTTCATCCATTATTTATCAATCTCCTTATTGTTGATTATTGTTCATCATTCCTTGTGCAATAGGTGACGCCATCTGCTGTGCCATCTGTGCTTGCATCATCTGGGCTTGCATGGCCTGATATTCTTCATCACTCATGACAAGGGAATCTGCATCAAGACCAAGAGCCGTGCCAATCTGAGAAAGAACATTGCCAGTCTTCAAACGCTGTTGGAAGTCAGGAAGTACCGAACATGTCTGCAAGAACTGTTCAATCTTTGTCAGATCATGTCCACGGCCTAACGCTTCCATACCTGTTACAATGTGTGTCTGAACACCATCACTGCCCTGTGGAATATCAGGGAGTGCGCCTTGTGCCATAAGCTGTGCCATAAGACACTGGACAAGGGGTAACTGCAATTCCAAAGACAACAAAGAATAAATGTTGCCTACGCTGTCCTCTAGCTCATTTGCCACATAACGAATCTCTTCGGCTGTGACACGTTCAGCATTACGCTGTACAGAGCTGTTCAGCAGGAAAGCGAACGACAAGTTACTCTGTAATTCCTGCTTGTGCTGATAGGCCACCTGCAAGTCACTCACCTTGTTCAACTGGAAAGCCGTAATGTCGCCTTCCTTCCCTTTGAAGAAATCCCCACTTTGTGCGTCTTTCAGTTTATCGACACGGAGCTGAGAAGAAGGATTCACAAGGAAGAGTGCAAAAGCAGACAACGTAGCCATTTCGGCAATAGATTTACTGATAGAGTTCAGGGACTTCAAATCACCATAGTATTCATCTACATAGGAACGCCCATATGATTCTCCATCCATCTTACGGAGTCGCAAGGGAATCCAAGGAACCTTATCCCTAGGAAATTCCTGTTCGCTCCCTTTGATAATCTGTCCTTCAATCTCTTGATACATTTCAAAGGTTTCCCCATCGGCAAGATATACATGAGTATAAAGCTCTACATTCTTGTCTGGTGAAATGTCTGTACCTTCCACACACGCCTGTGCTTCTGGGGGTAAGGCGGCATAACTAATGCTGTCTTTCGCAATCAGTTCAATCCAATTGCCTGTACCATCCCGAACAACCACATAGTTATTCAGACGATATAATTTAATACCGCCTGTCTGAGGGGGGAGATACAATAAACAGTTACCTGCCACAATGAGCTGTAAGACACCCTCACTGATAGTGATACGACAACGATTAGTTTCCATGTAGTCCATGAGCTGTCGTTCAATGGCCCCCATGAGCTTGTCAATCTTTGTCATAGCCGAGGTGTCCCCTTGCTGTGCTACCTGCTGTTTAGCCATGTCCCCTAGTTCCAATTTGAAGAAAGGTTCATTTGGGGGAAACAAAGCAAGCATGATTTTCGCCGCAAGGTTATTGACACCACGAGCGCCTATGCTCTGATAGGGTGTCTCATACTCTGTGGTAGAAGTGGCATTTTCATCTGGGAACAGCATAGGAATCGTAATCTTTGCGTTCTTTACCGCTCTGTCTACATACACCTTTCTATCGGACACCAATTTATCATAACGAGATTTTGCGGTATCTGTCCGATAAAATGTATTGGTGTCTACGCCACTACTCATAAGTTAATACCTGAACCGCCACCACTGGAACCTGCGGACGAGGAAACATAGAGCGAGTTTTTACCGCGCTTCTTTTTCTGGTTCTGCACTGCGGCATCATATTCAGCCTGTTCCGTTGCTGTGGGAGCAGGTGCGGCACTAGGAGTAACGACAACCTGCTGTTGTTCGCTACTACCTGCTACGCTATTTCTATAACCACCAAAGACACCACCTGTTACAGCGTTAACTGTCTTCTTTACGGCTCCTGTAACACCATGCCATGCTTTAGACACAGTGTGTCCTAACCAACCACCACTCGACATTAAAGACCACTCCTTCCTGTGTAATCACCTGCGGAACCTGTACCACTCGTACCACTATTTACATACAAGCTAGACAGCCCACGTTTATTCCTTTTCTTCTGAGAATATGTTGTATCATCACCCATTACAGGGGCGTCTGGCGTCTGAGCCGTTGTACTGGACACTAAGTCAGAGGCCTTTACTGTCGGACTATAATTATCCGAAGCACTATAGGTATGACTTCCTGCCCCTGTGATACTGGAGATAATCTTCATAGGTAAGCTCAAAATACTACCTAACCAACCACCACTAGACATAATCAGTCCTTCCTTTCTGCGAGATTATGTAGAACGGAAATAATTTCAGTACACCCCTGCATGTACCCCATACGAATATCATTGTTGTCTACGTCTGCATTGATGAAGAAATCAGGAGTGTAGATAGCCTTTAGATAATTCACGACATCACGAGGGACAAAAGGTAATTCATCATGCATAATCATCTAATCCATCTCCTTCAAATAGGATTCACCATAGACAACAAATCCGTGTTTCTTATACATGTTACGAACAATCGGTGTGTCTTGAACCATGCTACTACCTGAGCAGATCATGACACATTCATTGTCTCGTGCAATGTCTTCCAAGACCTGAACTGCAAATCGTCCAAAGCCATTCGGTTTTGTGTCTATGGAGACAACCAAATCTTCCACCAATACAGGGCCGTCAATCCACCAAAGCTCAACGACATTGCAAGCCAAGAGTCCTGCATACTTTCCCTGCTCATTTGCAAAGACAGCCAGTGTACCAAGCTTTTGCATTTTCCATAACTGCTGTGCCAAATCCTGAATGGATTTTCTGTGTCTAAACAATGGCGTCGGGTTTTTATCTGCTTGATGTGTAACGGCCATTACAATAATTTCCATATCGTCAAGTGTTACATTATTTACGAGTGTAAACTTTGGGGTGTCCATAATTTTACCTTTCCTTTCTCATAATCTCCATCCTGTAAGATATGTGCCACACGAGCCTGTAAGAGTGCATCCTCTTCTGTAAGATTTGCTTTCTTAAAACAATCTACTACAGCTCCCCATGTGGGACTATCATCTAAAATACGTTCTGCTCTCACCTTGCCAATTTTCGGACAACCTGTGTAGTTATCCGCTGTGTCCCCTACAAGAGTCTGATAGAGCAGTTTATAGTCTGCTTCTTCCTGTGTCACCTCTACCAAGGTATCTGTCAGGAAATTATAAATCTTTGTTGGTATCGTCTGCATGTCTTTATCAGCAGAGATAATAATGTTGTTTCCTTTGTACTTTCCTGTAGCCAACAGACCAATAACATCATCTGCTTCTAGGGTGTCTAATTGTTCAGACACCCAATTATCACGCACCCATTGTTTTAGTGCATGATAGGCAACAGGCTTTCTTTTACCAACACGATTCAACTTATAGGTAGGCAAGAGCTTCTTTCTAAAGTTGTTGTCATCATCCGAAAAAGCATAGACAACATTTACATTCCCTGAATACTGGTCAAGCTCCAAGGCCCTCTGAATCCAATCATCCATATGGTCTTGTAAGTAGGCAAGGGCTTCGTTGAAATCCACATGAAGTGTCCAAATATCATTGCCCCAATCAATCTCACATTCACAAGAGGAACAAGCACGATATACAGCCATGTCAGCATCCACAAGGATTGTGATAGGTTTCTTCATCGGCTTATACATCTGCGTCCTCCTCTTCGTCCGTGGCAGGGACATAAAGACCACAACGGCATGTGCTGTATTTACGCATGTACTTACAAGGGCAAATGGTGTCTTTCGTCTTGCTAGGCTGGCAAGGGCAATAACCATCATTCAAAGCCAAGCGACCACGAATAGTATCATAGACAGTATGGTTTCTTGTCACCTGCATATGACGTTCCTTGAGGAATTTACTGTTGTCGCCATAAATGGTATACATCGCTGTCATTAGACCACCCCCAACTCTTTTGCTTTCGGAAGTGCTTTAATCCAATCACAAACAACTTTCCATTCAGGGAGTCTATGATTCTTTCGCTGTGCATAGATGTTTTTGAGCTGTAAGTAGTTCGTTGTCATCCGAGCTGTCAGCAACAGGCCGCTAGGATAGCTGTAGATCATACGTCGCCAATTTTCTTCACTAGGATTCTGATTGTAGTCCCTAACAATATCGAGGAACAAATCAATGATTTTACGGTCTGTGTAAGAGATGAAGCGAACGTCCATCTTTGCCAGCATGTGCATAGCGGACATGGAAGACACAAAATCAAGAAAGTGATAACGCTGTGCTTCGGGCCACGCCTGTTTTGTAAGTGTCAAATCAAACTGGACAATGATACCTTTAAGGTAACAATCATGCCCACTGCCAGCAGGTGCTTTACCAAGATGTACAGCACGTTTCATATCACCATTGGTAGCCCCACGTGTTTCTAAATGACACGGATTGATTTTATCAGCCATAGGGTAGCCAGACGCTACAATAGATTCATCAAGGCCATAGACGTATGTGTTATCAATGATGTTATAATCATGCTTTTTCATATTTATTGTGTCTCCTTTCATTCTTAGACAATTCCTTTTTCATCTCTGCGGACTGCGGATATGTGACATGTCCACAAGAACATGTAATCTCTTCTACATTCTTTGCACAGCCTGTAACCAAGGTACGGCCACACTTTTTACAACGGATACGTTTTGCGTACATAAAATACCCCCTAATGACAATCAAACCAATTATGCCCAATGATACCCTCTGTATCCAACTGGACATAAAATTTGAAATACTCCTGTGTGTCTCTCATCGCCTGTTGCGCTTCTTCACATACAATCTTTGCTATCTCTTCGGTACTACATGCAATCTGTTGCTCATCCTTACTGTATTCCCTTATTGCTAAGGGTGTCGGACTATATCATTAGCACATGAGGTTTGTGCTACTAGGCACTTCGGGTAACAGGGGAATTGCACCCCTGTCCCTACTCCTTACGGATAGTCTCTACGCTTTCCACTCTCTTATCCACCTACATGTGGTAGAGAACGACACACCAAATAAAGTAGCCAAAGCTGTACCTGTACAATGATTTTTCATCCAATATTCTTTGGCTTTATCCTTACGCTTCTTATTACGTAAGTGATTATCTTTCTTAGCATGTTCACTTCCTTCAAGCATTTGAAGGTGTTCAAGATTACAACATGCTCTATTTTTGCAGATGTGGTCTATTTCATACCCATCTGGTATCTTACCGTATGCCTGTTCCCAAACATAGCGATGATACATAACCAAAGGGGATCTGCCCTTCCCGTTATGTGGGATGTGATATCTGAAATAACCCTCTGCATTTAATTTGTGTGACGTAGGAACAATGCATCCATTATCTAATTTCTTCAAAATTAATGGTTTACCTCGCATATGTCCTCCTGTGGCTTAGTTCGGTATTGCCCACTTAGGGTTTCACCGAGTTCACCTAGTTTAATGTGCACAATGAAGTTTATGCACCCATGCCATCAATGCAAAATCGCCCTCCCATCCATGTCTTAATCCTCTCGCCAATAATCGCTCCTCTGTCGTGACAATCCACTTCTTGCATATCAAAGCACCTGCTGATTGCAAGAGTAAATTTAAGGCACTGTGAGGGCTTCTTACATGTAGTTTGCGTCTGTCAAGACCATAGAGGAAATGACGTTTCCATGTAACTTTAGGTTTCCCATGCGTACTTTTAAAATCAATAGGATAGACAAGTGCATTTTCTACAGCCTGTCTGAGCTTCGCAATAGCAGGGATAGCCTTATTGAATCTCTTCTTAATCTGCTTTCCCTGCCCTGCTGAACCCCCAATGATTTTTCCAATCTTTGCATCTCCTGCTCCATACTTTGCATTCCCTAGAGGTCGCAAGCCCCTAAGCGTTCTCTTATGAACTGCTTTATGTCACCATAAAGAATAGACTATCTCATCAATGTCCACCGCTTCCACCATCATTAGCTTATGGTGTACTTCCTTTCGGAATAGTCGTTACACTTTATTTTGAAGAATATAAGCTTTTATCTGTTCAAAACTTCTATATCTACGCATATTTCGCTGTACTTTCAGACATTCAGGGCAATATTTTTGATTAGGTGCTTTAGCTGTATAAGTTTCACCACATATTAAGCATACCTTTTCATACGTCTTAGGTATATTGTTTATACACTTATGCTCTAATTGATGACAACGCTTACACAATAACTCATAATTCCCTTCTGAATTATCATAATGATTATGATTTTTATGGTGTACTACCCACTCATAATGTCCTGCATTTGTTAAATCTTTACCACAGCGTTCACATTTGCCAATCTTAGCTTTAATCTCAGCCCTTTTTCTGGCAAATTCCCCTTCACCATATTTATACTGGGGGTGCTCCTTCCCTTTATAATGATTAGTTTTATTCATATAAATGCGTACTCCTTCAAAATCTTAGCACGGTATTGTCTCAACAAGGAGAGTTTCACCGTTTTCAATGGATTTTAATTCCTCAATGTTACATAAGGAATGCGTAAATAAACGTCTTCGCCTGATTACGTGTTGGCAGTCCTGCGGCTTTCTGGTTCATGGTATGTATATCACCATTCAAAATCGTATGGGCATATTGGCCCCCATCATATTTGTACATGAAGTGGGCAAGACAACGGAGTTCAAGACCACAAGCGTCTATCCCTGCTTGCCACCATCCGTCAGGTACTCTAAAGAGTTCCCGACATTCCTTGCCATACGGACTGCCGACATGTGGTACTTGTGCGACGTTCGGTCTGGAATGAGTAGCACGACCACTAACAGCCCCATTAGGGATAACAGAACCATGGATATTCCCATCCTTTCCAATCATAGACAACCAAGCATTATTGCCATCTGCAAGCTGTCCCAAACGCTTTTTGAGCATCAAGGACTCCTCAAGGACAGACACCACAGCTTTCACTTCATCGGGAGCTTGAGGGTCTTCCTTCATGAATTTCATGCTTTCATCATCAATCTTCAATCGACATTGCGACAAATCAACATCATCTGCATCCGTGTCTTCCACATCATAACAATCAATGTTCGATGGAGAATAACCGTAATGCGTCCGCAACAGCCATTCAATCTGTTGTCTGCTATTGGGATTAAAGTCTTTATACTTCTGAACGGGAACCCCTGCTTTATAGCCAAGACGTTTGTTGTCTCTTTTCGGTACGAAAATCTTATCAGGTACACGAGGTACGATCTGAATTAGTTTCGCTGTCAAGACACCTGCTCTGGCACGCAAGGTAGCTTCCAATTCCTTCGCCTTTTCAAGGTCAAAGGGAAAGCCATTCTTTTCCTGTTTAGACATCAACCATGCTACCTCATGTTCAAGCTTTATGGCCTTTGGTGCATAATCGTATGAAGCCAGCTTTTCATAGAGCTTTACCGTTACAACTACGTCCTGCTTATTGTAAGCAAGCATTTCAGGATTGTAACAAGCCCATGCATCTTCTTCCTCTCCATATGTACCCTTTAGTTCTCCTAAACGATACCCCCAAGCCTTTAGGCTATGGGATTTATACATCTTCGAGGGTAGCTGTTTCTTTCGGATAAGTCCTGCATCCATGTCTTCGATATGAGAATAGATGAGTCGTGACAAAACAAGGGTGTCTACTACATCCTTTTGCATGTCGTGTGTAATCTCAAACCACGGAAAAAGTTTTGCCAAGGTGGGAAGGTCATAATTAATAACGTTGTGTCCACAAAGACACACCCCTCTTTTCCATGCATCATATAACTCATGGACACCTTGCTCTGCGTGTACATCATCATACTGCTTCATTTCCTGTGTGTCTGTATCATAGACACTCAGGCAGAACAGCTTCGTAACGTCGTCATATAAGCCATTCGTTTCAATATCAAAGACTAACATAGAACCATCCTTTCTATCGTAACTTTTCTAAATCTTCTGCCTCTGTATCAAGATTAAAAGCCTCATTACGGAGCTTACTCGCAAGCTCTCGCTTTTTATTAGCAATCAAACTAATTTTCTTCTGGCGCTGTGCCTGTACCTTAATGCTCCACTGATACAGCTTGTGCCACAATGCATCATAGAACTTAATGAGCCACATTAAGACACCCCCTTACTTCTTCAAATGGTGATAGAATCGTTTTCCTGCTTCCTTCTGTCTTGCTTCGGAGAAGTTGCTAATGCGTTTCAGATACCCAATAACACGAGTACCATAATCAACATCCGTGCTCCCACATTTCACACAATGGGTTTCTGTGTCTGTGTTGATGTAGCCACAATCATTGCAAATCGTACACAAGACATTGGTTGTCCAATACTGTACACCATACTTAGAGCAAAGCTTATATAAATGGACAAACTGTTCTACACTCAACATCTGTTCAAGATTCAGATGGAGTGCCGAGCCGCCATCAAGGTACTGAACAATGTCCTTTGAATACAGTTTGAGCTTATCAAGTACAGTCACTTTTGTGTCTTCTACAGGGTAGAAATAACTGTTGTAGCAATCACGAGGTACATAAAGACCTGCTTCTTTGTCCCATTTAGCATTTTTAACACCGAGATTTTCGGCAGGAACAAACTCAGTATTGAAGCGGACTCCATACTCAGACAGAGCGGCCTTATTAGACATCGTAAGGAAAGACAACAATGACTGTAAATAATCAGGATATTCCTTGTCTGTCACAGCACCTTTCTTGTCTCTCAGGTACTCAAAGTATTCCAAGACACCATTCACACCAAGGGTCAAGAACTGTTTGTCAATATCCATAAATCCCTGTGTGTAAGCAGGAAGCAAACCTGCCTCAATATAGTCTTTCAACACTTCACGATGAGCCAACAGGTACTTATGTACTCTGTCCACTACTTCGTCAAGCTGAATACCACATTGACCGATACGGTTGATGTTCAAACTAATGACACGAGCAGAACCCGTAACGACACCACCTGCACCCAACGTGTAGCTGAATGTGTTGTCTGCCAATTCATTTCGTAAGCGACAACAAGATGCAAGACTATCCACCTTGTCAGACATATAGACAAAGAAGGAAAGCCCCTGTGCCTGTTCATCCGCCAGTTTATGCATAAAAGCATTGTCTTTGAAACCACCTTTGCCGTCGGTCAAGAGTGCGGCGGTGACAACAGGGAACGTCAACAATTCTTTTTCTCGTTCCTGTCTGAACCATCGCAAGAAATGCAACTGCAACCGAGAGGTGCTTTCAATGTCTACCTGTGTACCGTCTGGGTAGTAGAAACCACCAAACATTTCTTTCAGGTAATCATGATCAAAAACACTCACATTCCAAAAGACAGACTGGTCACCTCGTGCGCTGGCAGGCTGATTCAGTGCGTAGATAACGCCCTGAAATTCCTGATTGACTTCTTCAAAATGTTTACCAAGGTAATTTTTGCCCCACTGTTTTCGTGCAAAGTAGTCAAACATGTGAAGGAATTCAACAGTAGCAATAGCGCCACTGAAATTACTTGCAATCTGATAAACAAGATTGACAAATGAGCCGCAAAAGCTCTGCAAGTTCTTCGGCGCTTTAGACACACCGCCTAAGCACTTCGTACCTTCCAACAAGAAGGGATACAAAGTGATACTGGCGCAATAAGGCTTCAAAGATGTTTCATCATGTGTATAGATATAATGATTGGAAAGGTCATCTTCATACGCCTTTGCCATGTCTTCACCAAACATCTGTGTCAGCTTGTCTTTAACCAACTTACGGTTAATCTGGATAGTGTCTGGTTTAAATAATTCTGCTTCCAAGCCTGCAATCGTCTTCTGGGTCACATTACTATTCGCATCAACCTTAGAGGCCGTAGCGGCATTGGAAGACACCATATAATCATGGATGTATTTAATCTTTTCTTTTAAATCAACATTAGGTAACATTCTTCACCCTCTTCCAAAATTTGTGTGTCTCATCCAAAAAGCAAGGACGAGCAAACACCACATTGTCATTTTTATCTAAGCGGTAAGATTGCGAGATGTAATAAAAGCGTTGATTTGTCCGAGGACTCTCAAGACCACCCAAAGCCTCTACATAAGGGCCTGTCTTCAACCAAGTGCAATGCCCTTCAACTGCAATCATCTTGTCATGTTCTTCATCATCACTCCCACTATACAAACCTGTAGGAGCAATGAAGGCCAAATCACGTAGGAGAGCAATCAAAGATTCATCTGTGATATGGTTATTATTTGTACCGCCCATTACAACAATAGCATTTGCCCCTGCATCAATGGCGTCCTGTGCTTCTTCTAAAATATCAAGAAGGGACGTTAAGGTTACATCTTCTTCCTGTAATTCTGGACTATGACAACCAACACAATGCTGTCTGCAAGCCCCTAATTCAAGCGCATAGGCCATTTTATCAGGTAGTTCATTGAATGTAATATCTGTATTAACAACAGGGTACTTTAAAACTCTTGACATGATTCATCTTCCTCTCCTAGTAATCTGTGTCTGTACTTATCCCAATGGAGATACCCTGCAAGACCTGTTGAACCTGCAAAGCGATTCTTTAAGACACGAATTTTAATCAAGTTTCTTTCGGACTCATCCTCTGCCTGTTGATTGCGTTCGAGTGCTAGTACCTCATCAGGTAATTGCTTCAATGTGCCACTACCACGCAAGTCATCAAGAGAGATGCTTCCACCTTCTTCAAAGGAGTTTTCACCACTTGTCTTTTTTAAATGGGAAATTACAATCATTCCAACACCTGTTTCTTCAACGAGCGACCGTAACTGTGTCATCAATTTATCAATGGTCTTTCGTTCATCTCCACCCTCATCCATGCCTGATACAGCAATAGAGATATGGTCAAAGATGATAAAATCACACTGTTCCGCTACGGCTAAATAGCGGATACGTGACAGCAGGTTCCCACTCTCGATAGACCCAAAGTGATCATAGAGGACAAATCGTTTATCACTGAACAGCTCTTCATAGGCTGTCTTTAACTTATCCTTGTCCACACTGCCCCATAAAATAGACAGAGGCTTTTCAACATGGATAGACAACAACTCACGGAGTGTCTTCTTCGGGTTTTCTTCAAGAAAGACAAGCCCTATTTTCAGTCCGTCCTTCACCTTGAGTTTGTAGGCAATCTCACGAGCCGCTGTAGACTTCCCAATGCCTGTGCCTGCTGTCAGCATCACAAGCTCTCCTTTACGGAGTCCCTTCGTGATACTTTTCAGCCCCTTACACCATGGATAGTCGTAACACTGAGCTTCTGTGTCATCGCTGAAAAAGTCATCTTCAATGTCAGCGGCATTAATAATTCCATCTGGCCTATATTCCTTTGCGGTGAAAATAGCCTGTATGATTGCATCTCCTTTACCTGCCACAAGACACGCATTAGCATCCTTTTCTGGTAAGTCTGCAATCTTTAGTTTGTGTGGGGACAACATCCCCTGTACATCCTCAACGGCCTTTCGTCCCTGAGCGTCCATGTCAAACATGGCAATGACTTCATCAAAGGACTCTAGCCATTCGAGGTTTTCTTTAAAGGTACGTTTAGCCGACGTACAACCATGAGGTAAAGACACAACAGGCCATTTATTGCCCCCCATCTGAGAGACGGTCAGACAATCAATCTCACCCTCTGTAATGACAAGTTTCTTTCCACAGTGGAAAAGATTCTGTCCAAAAAATCGATAAGCAGAAGTACCATTCAGATAGAACTTCTTGTCCTTTGTCCGTAACTTCTGAAAAAGAACAGAACCGTCCTCATCACAATACTCTGCGACTTGAACGGTTCCTAGTTGTGTCTTTGTAACATAGTATCCATAACGCTCACATGTTTCAGCAGACAAGCCCCTTGCACGGAGTGTCTTAAACTCCATATCCTCATGGGGAATAATGGCATGTTTAGCCACCTCTACACCTTCTTTCGGAAATTCTGTATGATGACAACTGAAACAGTATGTGTGTCCATCATCATACAACGTAGCGGCATCATGGCTTCCGCAATAAGGACACGGAATATGTGCCTGTACAATTTCCGACATGGCTAGTCGTCCCCATAATGTACATCAAGGGCATATTTGTTCTTAATGTCCCTCATGGTTTTGCGCTGTGCATCGGACATGTCCTTTTCACTGGCACAACCAACCAACAGCACATAGACGGAATCTTTCACATGAGCGCGTCTATAGTCACCATAAGCGAGGAAGGGAATCCCTTCTTTTACTTCGCCATTCGGCATCACGATCAGATGATACCCAATATTGAACAGCCCTTCTCTACGCTGTTCTACATAAATTTCCCGAACGGTCTTCACCTTCGGTTCAAACAAGACACGCACCATGTTAGTTTCCTCTCTTTCTTTGTACTTCAAATTCATGCTCTCACCCCTTACTTTTTCTTTTTAGGGATAAGACCTTTCATAGGCTTCTTCTTTTCTCTAAACCATGCGTCTGGAATCTGTCTAGTGGAGTATTTAAATCCATTTTTCTCCGCCCAATCTGCATAGGTTGTCTTACTGCCTTTATACAACTTCAACTTAGGATTTTGGAAGACAAACCGAATATCCAAATCAGGATACTGCATCTTGATAAGCAAGTGCTTCTGTCTGTCTTCTCTTTCAAAAATCCCCTTTGCTTCTATAATGATTCCATTTGGCAACACAAAGTCTGGAGTATACTTATGCTGTGTAGCAGGTTTTTCATAGTTGATGTAGTACATCTCATACCTTTCCTGCTTCTTCAACTCCCGTATCTGCGCACTAATGGTGTCTTCAAAATGACTTCTCTTTTTAGGTGGTCTGTATGTATACGCACCCCCATTACAAAAACTTCGTTTCAGGTCTTATCACCACGCTTTAAAAATCTTCATCATCCGAACCGTCCGTGAACGGAACATCTACGTCCGAACGAGTGTCTTCTTCATCATCATCATCAATGACAGACGTAGAATCAAATGCCCCTTCATGCTTCTTAAAGCCGAAAGAGCTTGCATCCTGCCCATTACCATACGGAACGTACTTCAATAACTGTACCGCCTGCAAGCGGAAAGACACACCAAAGTTTTTCGATGTATTGTAATACGGAAAGAGCTGATATGAGACATCAACGACACTACCGTTCCCAATAGAACTCTTGATTTTGCGAGTAACAGGACGTTCAGCGCCATCAAAGACAGGAACAACCTTGTCAATCTCTTTACCTGCCTTCGTGACAATATGAGCGTTGGTAACGAATTTAACGCTTGCGTCGCCATTATCATCTTCACGGAACGAACCCATGTTAGGCTCTGCGGCGAACTTCTTGTTCTTGAGTGTTTCTTTAAATTCTTTCCAAATCGTCTGGGCTTCCTGCATCAAGTTATTCATGTCTTCAACAGACGGAACAAGCGTAATGCTATATTTGTTTGTGTCTGTACCATTAAAAGTTTCTGTGTCTGCTAAATGACACCACATAGCTTTCCCTGTAATTACACCATCATTCATATTCATGTTTCATTTCTCCTTTATAATAATTTTGCACGAGTAATTAAAATCATGCCATCGGCATTTTCAAGTAACAAATCCGTGACGGCTGTCTTAATGCCGTCATCAAGCTTCACGTGCTTTCTACGTGACTTTGCGGCGATGACGCCCAAAAGACACAAGGTATCATTGTCATAAGTACCATCATGTAAAAAGCGCATGAGCTTGTTTGCGTAGGCAACATAAGGTTTGTTCATGGTTTCATTCATGTTCATTTCTCCTTTTTGTAGCGACCACTACAATTAAATACGTTCGCCTTTCTTAGCCCTTTCGAGCCATTCTTCATAGACATGAATCTTATCAAGATCAGACTTCATTTCTTCCTCTCCGCCTTTGTGTCCTGCACGGAGTCGGTATTTAAGGATATTGCCCTTGAGAAAGCCGATAAATTCATCATGACTAAAAAGCGCCTGCATGACAAGAATAGGTTCAACAACAGTCTCACGATAATGTTTATCGTGCATGGTGTCTTCCTGTTTGTCAGCATCCTTTGTGGTCTTATCCACCAAGAACACTTCCCACTGAGGGAACAGCATCGTTTTATTAATCACAGCCAACTCACATTCATACCATTTATTACCGCCATCACCATATATAATAGACACAACTTTAGCCATGTATTCCTCTACAGAATCACTTGTCTTATCATTGTTACCTAAGACATTACGAACATCAGCAATGATAACTTCGTCGCCTACTTTAATTTCTCTCATGGTTCCTCTAGTCCTTTCCTGTGCTTCCAAATCCTTCGTGTATCCCTTCTTTTGTAAGGGAATCCACTTCTACTAATTCAGTCGGAACGTTCTCTACAAGCATAACCTGTGCGATACGTTCCCCTTTATTGATTCTTGTAACACTACTTCCGATATTTTCAACAAGCAAAAACAATTCATCAACATAGTCACTATCAACAATCCCTGTGCCGTTGGCTAATCTCAGTTTTGTTTTAAGACCTGTAGAAGACCGTACATAGACCTCTAAATGATATCCTTCGGGAATCTCAAACGCTACGCCTGTAGGTACTTTATAAGCCTTATCCTGCCCACGTTGCGGATATAATGTCACTGTGTCATTTGCAAAGACATCATAGCAAGCGGCGGACGCTGTAGCCCGATAAGGCGCTTTTGCGTCGGGTGTAATACGTGCGAATTTTAAAGACACCAAAGATTTATTGTTTGTGGTTGTCTTCCTTCGCTTGCGTGTTGTTTGTTCTGTCATTGTTTATGCTCCTTTCAAAAATAATGGAATCTTCTCTCCTTATTGTGCACCAATTAAAAAGACACACTTTGAAAGACTTTCTTTCTTCGTTAGGTGCCACAATTAAAAAGACACACTTTGAAAGACTTTCTTTCTTCGTTAGGTGCCACAATTAAAAAGACACACTTTGAAAGACTTTCTTTCTTCGTTAGGTGCCACAATTAAATGTGTGTCTTGCTACAAAGAGAAAAAGACATACAAAAAGAGAAATACTTAAATTAATTATTAATTATCATCAATAATTAATAATAAAAGAACTATAAGTATCTTAAAGTATCTTTAAGTATATATAGTTACTTTAAGTATCTTATAGTTCTTTTCTCTTCTCTTCGTTAGGTGCCACAATTACAAACTATGTAATATTTATGCAAAGCAGTATTTGCTGTTTATCACCTCATCAAGATTTAAATTTCCTTTTGTTGGAAGTTCAGGCACGTCTTTATTCGAGGGTAAAAGATATTCTACATCATTCAACCATTCTTCTAAATAATTATGTTCTTTGTACATGTTGACTAATTCGGTGCGGATCGCCTTAAACATGCTCCCTGCGTGTTCCATATCTGTACCAAAGCTGTCATGAATCATAAAGAAATTATTGTTCCCCTTTTCCGCCTGATTCATGATAACCCGTTGCATGTGGCAAGCATCCATAGAGTGGATAAAGTTTGGTGCGATTGCTTGTGCTTGTCCTCGTGTGTCTATATCTGTACCCTCTTTAGGGACGTATAAGCGAATAAAGCCCCCATTAAAGCGCATTTTACATGTTTCCATATTAGGTACAAACTTGTTCTGTTGAATCGGCAAGCCATTGGGGCTTGTCCATGCTACAGCTTCTCCGTTCTTTCCAATCATCCCTGCAATCTTTTTCAGCCATTCCATCCCCTCTACAGCCTTTACAACCGTAGTCGTCACCGCATCCCAAATAAGACCTGCCATATAGTTTGCGGCCTGTGAGCGACTCAGGAAAATCGGGTTGTCTTTATGCTCACCAATCCATGGCTTGATAATGTCGCTTTTTAGATTTTCAGAGAATCCATATTTACGACTTCCGTATGCGAGGGTCATGACGGAGCGCTTGCACACTTTGCGCTTGATACCATCTGTACCAAACTTTTCATGTGCATAAGTCAGCCATTCTGTAGCCAGCTCTTTTGTACCATACACAATGCACTTTTTGCCCTTGCTGTCAAGTACATATTCGCCACTTTTTTTGTCTTTTTTGTAGTCGTCTGCCGTCCCTGTGAAGGCGTCTTGATGTAAGACAACATTCACTTTATCTGCCACAACTTGATAAATGTCATGGACTTTTTCGTCGGGAATTAGATTAACGTTCTTGCCCCCAATTTCGTCCGCAAGTAGCATGGAAAAGTGCTGTAGACCTGAGCAGGTTCCGTCAAAGCTGATAGGAAGACCTGACTTGAATCCGACAGCAGACCCGTCATGACCAGATTGATAGACACGGAGTCTTTCAAATTCAAAACAGAAGGACAAGAAGCACATTGGGCTTTCATCGCCTGCCACTTCGTCCCACCATGTGTACGTTAAGGGTGAAGCGGCACTCTGTAAAATGTTGTCTTCATTATCAAGTACCCACTTGATACGATCATCAAAGGGTATCTTGTCAAGCCCTGCAAAGCCTGCACCTGCAATGTAGAACCATTTCAAGGATTCTTCACTTGTCAATGGTGAAGGTTCAGCAAAGAGAAGTAAAGCTTTCTGTGTGTCGTCCCCTTGCGGATTCAAGGCAGGACACATAGGGTAGATACGGCCACGATAGTCTAAGTTCCATGGGAAGTAGATTTTTTCGTAGACACTATATTTCTTTGCGCATCCTAGAGAGGTGTTTGTTCTGAGCACCTTGGATACTCTGGCCCTTTCGTGCTTGTAATAGGCCACAAGGCGCTTTTTATGGGCTTCGAGTTCTTCGGGTGTCGGGTCAATCAAATGTGGGATTTTTGGCGTTTCGTCCGTTCTGGGAAGACCACCTAAGCCACCATGGTTCTCCATAATAGACACCATGGTATTAAGGATTCTTTCATTGATTATAAAAGGGGTGGACTGTAAGGCATTAACACACTTGAAAAGCCATGTCAAGTCAAGCTGTTCACACTTTTCTAAATACTGTGTCATATAAACATTATGTTGGTTAAAGTTGGCACGGATAAAATGAGCAAAAAGAGCATTTGCACCGTAATAAGCGCCTTCCCATACACTGCTCCACGGTTTAGGGGGTACGACACATGGATTGAATTTATATGTATTTAAAGCAAGCATGTCTATGCTTTTCTCCCATGTTTCTACCAGCCAGTCAGCGGCCTTTAAGGCTTTACGCTGTCCTAGTTTACCGTTTTTGTTTTCTGCTTCTGTTTTGTACTCAAAGTAGCCACTACCTTTTAAAACCGCATCCACTAAGACAAGTAGCAATTTATATAAATTGGTAGTGTCTAATTCTTGTGGTGTAAATCCCATAGCTTTATAGGCTTTATGAGCATATTGTACTTTGTACTCTTTTTGCCCCCTATGTTTTAAACCATCTTCAAAAAAGGCCCCATCCTGCCGTGTGGCACTTTTTAAGTATTCGTAACTCGTTATTTCTTCTCTAAATTCATCCGCAAGGCCATCCATAAAGCAATCGAGATATGTATAAGTATCTCCTGCGCTATGTAAGACAGCCCCAATAAGCGTATTTAAAATTGTGGTGACACTCATTTTAATTAGTGTGTCTTCATCCCCTTCATAAAGGGCCTTGAGTTGATTTACAACACTTTGATATTTTGGTACTACCCCTCTTTTTTTCTGAGGAAATAAAACGTTTTTCACGTTGTCATAGCAATCAGAAAATACATGTTCCATTAATTTACTTCCTATTTTCGTTTCCCCTGCTTTACCATCTAAGGCCGCTTGAGCATAAGTAGCTTTTAATACCTGTTCCGCTAACTGTTTCGATTCTTTTTCAAGTGCTAATTGTTCTTGTAAAGTACCCTTGATTTTTTCCATATGCGTTTACTTCCTTTCTTTAAGTGACACATTTTTTCTATATTTCGATAGATGCCACAATTAAACTTTTAGGTTGACAAAATATTTGTTAGTGTTTTAAACATACGTTTGGTGCTTGATTAAAAAATAATAAAGATAGACAACAATCATCTATCTACGAACGCTTTTTCCTTGCATGTGTGCTTGTAATGCTTCTTGTGCTGTGATTTGCTTCATCATGGTTATTCCCCCTATAAGTGTTCGATGTAATTGGCTAGACAACAGAGGCCAATAATACAGGCGATGTAGACAAGTCCGTCTACTTTATGCCATATCTTCTTTACCATGTTTTTACCTTCCTTTCGTTGAATAACTAAGGGTAACTAATGCCCTTATTCGAGGCCACAAGGCAGGCTTATGGCCTCTGATAAAGACACAAGATTCAATGTGGCTTATTCGTCGTCTTCCTCAACTTCTTCATAGTCTTCATTGAAGACAGTGTCATCGTCGGCGTCTACAAGGTCGTCTAAGTCGGGCCACGGAGTGTCACCACTGTAGCAGTTGACAAGATGATAGATAATGTCATTTACTAAATCCTCTGCCTCTGCCACAACGTCGTGCCAGTCGGCAGATTCTAGGTTCCCATAGGCATTAAAGCGAAAATATTCATCATTGGGGTTAAATTCGCCACCGTAAAAAATCATTTGAGCAATTTCCATGGGTGTGTAATTGGCCATAAATTCATCAAATTCGTCCATGTCATAATAGGCCGCTTCTTCAAAACAACCATCATACCCGTTCATGTGCTGGAGTAAATATGTGAGGTCGTCCCCATTTAACTGTTCAACATAGTTACGGATTGCTTCTTCTCTTGTCATTGTTGTCATAGTAAAAACTCCCTTCTAAATATGGCTTGTCTCATCGGTAGGACGGTAGCCAGCCGTTCCTAGACAAGGGATTTTAGTCCCTTGTTTCGACATCGTTTACGTATTTTCGCCATTCTCTGTCTAATATCCCATCACGGATATAATCAACGACAGTGTTCCGCTCTTCCCTGTAACATGTTGCCCTCTCTTTCTGTATATCAGTGGATATGCACACTAGTTAAAAATTTTTAGGGGAGTGTGTTTCTTGTGTTCCCCTTTCGTTGTGTACAGTGTATCAGTGAATATACATTTTGTCAAGCATTTTTCAAAATAAATTTTAGAAAGACGCGAAAAGCAGCATTACTAAGCCATTTATTATAGACAACTTTTTCATTTCATGGTATGATATGTATATCAAAAGACACACATATATAGAAAAGAAAGGAGTGAAAAGAATGACAGGTAAGGAAGACAAGCACAAAGATGTAATGATACAAGTACGAGTACCCAAAGAAGTACGGGACGAGTTTAGGCAGTTAGTGGATAAAAAAGCACAGACACAAGCTAAAGTAATTAGACAGTTAATAGAAAGGTACATACAAGATAATAAATAAAGACACAAAAAGGCCCTACACAAGCGTAAAAGCTCATGTAGGGCCTATTATTTATCTATCTATCATGCTTTTGATTAAAGACAACATTATTCATATTTTCTATTGTTCTTAATTGTGATGTATCTTTATCAAGCATATCTAAATATATACATATCTCTTCTAAAT